ACAGTGGCAGCCTTCCGACATGGTAGAAGTGAGTCTGTCTGAACCTGATGATTTTCTGAAGGTTCGTGAGACTCTTACCCGTATTGGTGTTGCTTCAAGAAAAGAAAGAAAACTATATCAATCATGTCATATCCTACACAAACAAGGTAGATATTACATTGTACATTTCAAAGAATTATTTGCTCTCGATGGGAAGAACACAAATTTTACTTTGAATGATCTGCAGAGGCGCAATCGTATTGCACAACTACTATCCGATTGGGGTCTGGTTGCGGTTGTTGATGCTACTGCTATTGAAGATGTTGCTCCTCTCAATCAAATTAAAGTCCTGGCATTCAAAGATAAAGATGAATGGACACTTGAGTCCAAGTATAATATCGGTCGGAAGAAGACCGAAGCATGATTTGCAGGGGGCTTGACGCCCCCTTTTTTATGTGGTACTATACGGTCATACCACACAAAAACCATGGCACTTCTGAAGTACATTGGATCCGTCATCAACCTTGCTAACAGTTTTTCGCAAGCAACCAGACCTAAACATGTGGGTCAGATGAGTGAACTGATTCAGCAGTTTAGAGATGAGTGTGACAGTCATGAAGTTGACGACTGGGAAAAATTTTATGATGGTGACGAAAAGATTGATGTCGCAGCAGATAAGATCTGGGAATGTGTTCTTGCTATGAAAGAGAACCTTAATGAACTCAATAAAGATGATGTTCGTGCATGGACTAAAGATCTTATTATTAACAAGACACATTCTGGTTTACAAATTCAACTTGAAGTGTTAAAATTATGTGCAGATGATCGGTCTTATCGTCTTGCTAATGTAGAAGAAGAAGCAAAAGGTATTGATGGTTTTATTGGTGATGAACCAGTGTCAATCAAAGCAAATACTTATAAGAAGACTATCAATGCTGGTAAGGAAGCTATTCCTTATCGTATCATTTACTATACTAATGGATCTAAAGGAGTTAAGATTGTATGAATGAGATTATCTGTTCAGATTCTCTTGTTGCACTGAAAGAAATGGACGATGAGTCTGTTGATATTGTTTTGACTTCACCTCCATATAATTATGGTATGGAGTACGATTCTCATGATGATGCTGGAGATGCTGTTGAATACTTCGAGCAAATCATGTCTGTATTTGTTGAATGCAAACGTGTGCTTAAGTCTGGTGGTAGATTAATTGTCAACATTCAACCAAACTATAAGCAATATTCTCCTACACATCACAAGATCACTGAAAGAATGATTTCTGAAGGTATGCTTTGGAGGGGAGAAATTATTTGGTTGAAGAATAATCTCCGAAAACTAACAGCATGGGGTAGCTGGAAGTCACCATCATGTCCATATCTATCTTATCCGTTTGAGTTCATTGAAGTCTTCAGTAAAGATACTCTTAAGCATCCTGGTAGTAAAGAAGACATTGACATTACTAAAGAAGAGTTTATAAAGTATGTAAATGGTCACTGGTCTATGGCACCAGAGACCAAGATGAAAGACTATGGTCACCCTGCTATGTTTCCTGAAGAATTGGTAGAGCGTTGCTTAAAACTATTTTCTTTCAAAGGAGATGTCGTGCTTGATCCTTTTAATGGTGCTGGTACTACTACATTTGTTGCACACAAACTTGGTAGAAAATACATTGGTATTGATATGAGTGAGGCATACTGTGAGGTAGCAGAGAACAGAATTAAAAAATATCAACCTCTCAATAAGTTTATCATAGCGTAAACCGAATAAATTGTGCGGGGTTCATCACCCCGTTTTTTATGTCTTGTTTTAATATATACTTATGGATGCCTTCGGGGTCCACACAAAAACACTCGCTAATATAGGAGTTACTCATGAACAAGTACGCTTGGGATGTATATTCCCCACACTTTGTCGGGCTCGATGATATTTTTCATAGGCTAGATAGTATGACATCACATAATACTAACTACCCCCCGTACAATTTAATCAAGCATGATACTAGTAATTACGAGATCGAAATTGCTCTTGCAGGTTTTAAAAAAGAAGAGATTGAAGTATCTACAGAATCTAACATTCTCAAAGTTGCCAGCATCAATAAGAAAAGAGATACTGAACCAGAATACTTACACAAAGGATTGTCTAAAAGATCCTTTACCAATACATGGCAATTAGGTGATGATGTTAGAGTTGTAGATGTAGTTTTTGAAGATGGTTTGCTTTCTGTTTCGTTAGAAAAAATTCTACCCGAACATCAAAGAAGAACTGTCTATAATATTGGTGGTGATAAAGAATTGTTGCTTGAATAAATAAAACATCGTCGCCGTAGACACGGGGGTAACTGGCACAATCCAGTTGACACCCCCTTTTTTATGTGCTATCATACTAATGTTCGTTGATAATTATCATGGCTGAATCAATTGTTGTTCTTGCAATGGGAGAGCGTCTTATTACAGACCTCCAAGAAGTTCGAGAGAATAATGACCCTGAAGGAAACCCAGTTTGTCTGGTGATGGTCCGTCCTTATCTTTTGAGTGTGGAAAAAACTTCTGGAGATCCTTCCAATCAAGAAGTTCAAGTTCGCTTTAGTAAGTGGCTTCCTTACTCTGTTGATACACAATTTAAAATTCCATTCTCCGCTATTATTTCTGTCGGACTTCCCGATGAAGGACTTATAGAAGCATATCGTCAAACTGTTGCACAAGCAGAAGCAGCAGAAGCAATGGCTACAAGACAAGAAGTTACACAAGCACCTGCTGCTGACACTGGTTTTGTTCCTACTGAAAGTACTGAAGATGCTGAAACTCCTGAAGTTTGACGAGCATTGGCTCGTTGCAGAGGTTGAAGAGATTCCTGGTGTAGAGTTTGGTGATCCAGACTGTGTGCTAAAATACCCATGTGAGGTAAATGAGGATGGTGCAGTGCCCTTCCCTCCTTACAGTGACGACAGAGAACTTGCCATCCGTTCATCGGATGTCAGTCTCATCTGCGAACCATCTCCGATGTTCGCATCACTATATTATGATCTGAAAGGTAACGAGGACTAATGAAGTTTTACACCAGTGTTGAACAATCTGGAAATAACATTTATGTAAGAGGATATCAGGATGGTAGGGCATTTGAGGACAAAGTAAAATATAATCCTACTCTATACTTGCCATCACTGAAACCTACTGATTGGAAAACACTGGATGGTAAATGTGTCCGTGAAGTTAAGCAAGGCACCATCAAAGATGCCAAACAGTTCATTGAAGATCATAAAGAGATACCTGACTTTGAGATCTGTGGTCAAACACGTTTCTTAAATCAGTATATCTTTGAAGAATATCCTGACGAGGAGATGAAATTTGATGTCAATCAGATTCGAGTCTTTACTCTTGATATTGAGACTGGTGCAGAGAATGGGTTTCCGAATATTGAAGCTGCTGATCAGCAAATACTGTTGATCAGTATCAAAGATTCTCACACTGGTAAGATTTCTGTATTCGGTACTCGTCCGTTTCATAATACCCAGAAGGATGTGCAATACATGCACTTCCAGACGGAAGAAGGTATGTTAAAAGCATTCCTTCACTGGTGGTCTTCAAACTATCCAGATATTATTACTGGATGGAACGTACAACTGTTCGATATGCCGTATATTATCAGGCGTATTGAACGTTTGCTTGGAGACAAAGCAGCAAGACTTATGTCTCCCTGGAAGAACATATACTGCAGAGAAGTTTGGATTAAAGGTCGTAAGAATATTGCTTATGATATCACTGGGATATCTACATTAGATTATCTTGAGTTGTATCGTAAGTTTACTTACACTAACCAAGAATCATATCGTCTGGACCACATCGCATTTGTAGAACTGGGGCAGAAGAAACTGGATCACAGTGAGTATGATACTTTTAAAGAGTTCTACGATAATGACTGGCAAAAGTTTGTAGAGTACAACATCATTGACGTTCGTCTGGTTGACAAGTTAGATGACAAGATGAAACTACTTGAACTTGCTGTGGTTATGGCATATGATGCCAAGGTAAACTTTGAAGATGTATACTCACAGGTTCGTATGTGGGATAACATCATCTATGTTTATCTTGCTCGTAGAAACGTTGCTATTCCACCTAAACGTCAAAGTACAAAGGATAATAAGTATGCTGGTGCGTATGTTAAGGAACCTATTCCGGGGATCTATGACTGGGTTGTCTCTTTTGACCTCAACTCCCTATACCCTCACCTCATTATGCAATACAACCTCTCGCCAGAGACGCTATTGCCTACTAAACACCCGTCAGCGAACGTTGAGAGACTGCTGAACAAGGAGATTGACCTGTCTGACCTAAAGGGGCAGACAGTGTGTCCTAACGGCACCCTGTACACTACAGAGACCCATGG